TCTTCAATTTAGCAATCTTAATCTGGTCATGATATTGAACCTGTTTCTTCTGCTCATTTTCTACATCTATTGCCTTAGACTGAACAGCTTCAAAAAGCTCATTCTCTTTCAATGGGTTAATAAATTCTTCAAATGGTGTAAGATTCTTCATGAACTATATATCTCAGTTCACTTCTTTTTCTGCTAATTTTTCTGCTTCTACTCCAATCTCAGATTCAACTATCCTTGATAAAACTTCCTGTTCTAACATTTCACATATAAATTTCCATTTATAATAATCTTTAGCACCGTCTGGTTTAACAGGAATGTATTCTAATGGATTTTTAAGAGTTGATAATTTTTTGGTAGAAGCTTCTATTGCGAATTTCAGATCAGTTAAAGAAAAGTCACAAACTCTTAATTTGGTTTTTGAAAATTTAGACATTTAGAAATCGGTTATTTCAGCAACAATTTTTACCACACCCTTTAGTTCGGGTTTGTCTTTTACTATCCAATTATATTTGGTATAATTATTGGATACAAGGTATGTATCTATTCCGAGGCTCAAAGCATCTATAATTCCATGTGGAGCATCATCAATCCAGAAGTCAATCTCCTTTTCAATCATTACATCTTTCTTTGATTGATCCATTCCAACGAAATTAATATCCTTTATTTCTGGATATAAGCGATTAACCATTTCAATTGTTTTAGCTCTTATAGGTTCTGCTCTTGCAGTGATTAAAACAATTGTATGACCTGCATCAGACCATTGTTTTATGGTCTGCTGAGACTTCTCAATAGGTAAAGCTTGATCACACATGTGATGTGGATCAAGAAAATGATCCATTATTTTCTTTCGAAGATCTTCTGGGAAATTAAGATGGTTCCAATGTGTTACATCTTTATTTTTGTATGGATAACCAAGTTGTTCTGATGCAACAGCAGCAGCATGTGTCTCAATAAGTGTTGAATCTAAATCTATTCCTATTATAAATTTTGTTCGCATTCTTCTTCTTCTAATTGTTCACTAACTTCTGAATTAAAGTCCACAATTTCCACATCTATATTTGCAACGACAAATTGTTCCAATTTTTTCTTCGCATAATAATAACCCTGAGCAGGAATAGAAATAGTAAATAAATCATTATCACATTGTTGTATTCCATCTTTATCCCTTATAGAGATTTTAAAATGCATGTGATATATTTTTTCAGGCGAATTCTTTGCTTCAGACTTTACCTTTTTTACTTTATATCTTTTAATTTTCCAATCTCTTAATCTCTTGATGTACTTACCAAAGAATAAATTAATGAAGAACTTACTGTTTAATTCTATTGACATTCTAATTCTTCTATAACGTAGTTATTCAAATGTTCCGTCTAAACAAATTTCTTCTAACTCCTCGATAATAGTCCTCTCTGTTACAATCTTAACCTCATCCACATTGATTTTTGTTGTTATAGGATACTTCTTCTTTTGCTCATCTGCAAACAGTTTACATCCTTCAACTAAAAGATCAATCATTTCTTTAGTTGGATAAACTTTAAAATAAAGTTCGAAGGCATTACCATCTTTTGAAGATGCTTGAACAGGTCTCCAATAATCATCTGCACATTGTCTTCTTTCCATTGCATCCTCGAAAAGTTTTTTTACTTCTTCATCTGCTTTAAAACGATGTTCGATTCCAGTGTTGCATTGTCCTATTTGACCTGTTACATAAGCACACAATTCTCTTTCAAATGTTGCGAACGTATTTGTTGTTATAACAACTTTATATTTTACTTCTTCAGTTCTCATGACAATACCGATTTTACAATTGAGCTTAACTCTTTTCCATCATACAACCCATCATAGTTTGTTTTGAAATAAGACATAACTTTTCCCATTCCAGCATTACCGGTTGCTTGAATATCCGCATTACCATCTACAAAAGCTTTAACAGCAGCTTCTATTTCATCTTTGGTCATTTGCTTAGGTTGAACCTTTACGAGATAATCATTAATGATTGCCAATTCAACCTCTTCTTTTTTTGCGAGATCATCGCTGCCGGCTTTCTTGAATTGCTCAATGCTATCAATTCTTTGTTTAACTAATGGCTTTAATGCTTTAGCATAATTAACATCTCCTGGATTTTCCTTTTCAAATTTATCCAATGCTGCTTTTACTGCACGAATAGCCTCAAGCTTTCCAGCCTCCTTGTTTCTCATTGCAGACTTTAAGTCTTCGAGAACTTCTGTCTTAAGATTTGTTTCCATTATTCCTTAATTGTTTTTATTGTTTTCTTTACTTCTTTAACTGTGATTCTTGTCTTATCCCAAAAGGTGGTAGTATCTGGTTTAATTGGTTTAATTGTATCATTCTTTTTTGACTCCTTGTATAAGGATATGCCTCCTTTAACTCCATCGCGAATTAAAGTTCCAGCTTCATGTGCTACTCCTTCTGTTTCAACTTTTACACAAGAAACTAAAAATACAGCTGATATGAATATTATTGTTCGCATTATTTTATTGTGTTTGGGTATTTCATTTTTAATCCTTTCATTACTTCTACAAATTTCTTTGCAATTAAATAATCTCTGTACCACTTATCATCTGCTGGAATTATATTCCATTTAACATCCGATTTTTTAAATATGTTTTCGTACACATCCATATACTTATCCCACTGCTTTGATTCTGCCAAATCATTGGAATTGTATTTCCACTTCTTTTCAATGTTCGTGTATCTTTCCTTAAATCTCTGTGTTTGTTCCGGCTTTGAAATATGTAAATAAAATTTAAGTACACGAGTTCCTGTATCTTGTAGCATTGATTCAAAATCATTTATATGCTTATACCGTTTGTTTATTGTCTTTTCGTCGAATAATTTGTGTACAGTAGGCACAAGAATATCTTCATAGTGCGAGCGATTAAATAAACAAATATGTCCTTTCGATGGAACATTATAATGTATTCTCCAAAGATACCCTTTTAAAGATTCATATTCTGTTGGAGCCTTATACGAATGTACGTATGCGGCCATTGGGAATAAACCTTTATAAAGACCACCAACAGATCCATCTTTTCCAGAAGCATCCATTCCTTGAAATACTCCAAGTATTGCATGTTTCTCTTCAGCTCTCATTGTCTTGTGCAGTTCTAATAACTCAACATACAATTTTTTCGTTGCTTCTTTAATTTTCTTCTTATCAAGACCCTTTGGCGCCTTTGTTGAAATTTTACTTAAGTCCATTGTTTACAAATTTTAATTTTGAGTAATTGCATTGATACGTATTATTTCCATTAATATATTTTAAGCAATCAGATTCACTTCCAGTAAATACTGTTTTATTAGTCCAAGTATTAAACACACTACAATTCATTTTCAGTTATTTTTTGTTGTGCCCAATGTCCATGTTTTATAACAAAGCCACTACTTACAAATTTAGCTACGGATTTTCTAAACTCTCCATAAGTAAATTCATCTGCAAGTCTTACAACATAACCCTCACACTTGTTACCATTAATCTCTGGTTGGAATAAAGCTTTAATCTTTTCTTCATCCCATATTCCTCGGTATAACACATCAACTGTTTTTAATCCAAGCAATTGTGAATATTCGAGAGTTTCATCCCATGATAAACAAATATTCTTTTCATTCCAAATAGAAAATAATTGGAAATAACTTCCCAAGTCTTTATATGGTATTGTATGAACTGCATAAAGATTTTCACCACATAATCTCCATCCTTCCGGAATCTCATACGCAATCTTACCCCACAATCCTTTTACCCATTTTCTAGAAGGGTGTGTTCCTGAATCCAATGATCTTGCATGAATGTGATCATTGTACATTGTTGTATTCTCTCCATCCATCTTTACTGTAACAATAACTTCTTTTCCTTCGAAATGTTTTATTGATGGAAGAACTCTATCGTCTTTCGTCATTTTCTCACTCCATGGAAGATGCATTGTTCTTGGGTACTTGATGTATTTCGAAAACAGATCCAGAACCTTTCCTTGCGATAGAATCTTTTGGACTGACTCATCATAGAACAGTTCTCCTCTCACTCTTGTTCCATTCGGCATGATTATGTTTCCCCATTTGTCGTAGGTATAATCATTGTCGTTGTACAGATGTGAAGGTAACACAACTTTCTTGATGCCCGTTGCCAAACGGATCTCCTCGCAGGAAAGGGTGGTCTGCTCTGCCTCAATATGGTGCAGCTGACAAAGCGAAGCACCATTGGACAAATAATATCCACCATCATCAAACAATCTACGTTCGATAATATGGTGGGCGTCTTTAGCCGGTTCTTTACAAATGACGCATTTATGGTCATCTCTTTTGAAGACACCTTCTCTAAATTCATCTCTTGTAAGTAACTTTTCCATTATTCTATTTGACTAATTGAACGGTAAATGAATCCTGTGAAGAAACTTGCAATACATACCATGCACAAATAACTTATTCCATAATCTATACAACTTAGGTATCCATCGAAATGGTAAATTAATCTAAGCTTTCCAGCATACAAAATAATAAACAGTACAGATGGATAAAAACTGAAACAGTATGGACAAGAAAAAAGCTCTCCAAAGAATTCGCTTTTTGATTTGATCCAAAGTCTCATTGGTTTAAACACTTTCGTTTTTGTAACGGTCAACGAAATAACCGATACAGCCATGGCGATTATCACCAGGCTGTATACAGTACTTATTACATTATTCCAATCCATAATTAACCTCCAAAACACCCGCAGGCATTTATATTTTTAGTTGCTGTTTTAGTTTTTGTGCTAGAATACACACCTGCAATAGTTGCGTTCTTCTCTCTTTGTTTCGATTTTCCAATTGCACCATCTAGTTCTTTCAAGATGTTTCCAGCATCTGGTGCTTCTTCAATCATTTCTTCCTCGTCATCTGAATCATTTCCAAAAGTTGTCAGCTTTGGTTCTTTAAAAGCAGATGCTTCTTTCTTTTTCTTTTCAAACATGATAATTATTTTTATGCAACAACTTTAGCTTTACCTGTTTCCTTAGCAGGAATTACTGCAGCTGGTGCTGATGATTCTTCTTTTATTTTCATCGGGCGTATCTCAGAAATCTTATCATTGCTTTCTGTAGTCAACTCATAAGATAAGTCATCAAAAAGATGTTGGTGGTTCATCCTTGAATTCTGTTTAAATGATCTTAATATAGAACTATGAACATCTTCAAGTGTAACACCTGTTGGTTTCTTAATAGCATTTGATAAGTCTCTATTGATCGCAGCAGTAATTGCATCATTAACAATGGCCGCAATCATAGCACCATTTATAATATGTTCCATACAGAACTTCATGCTTTTTCCACTTTCTAAAGAAATATCGTATAAACATAATGATTGGTCAAAGATTAACTGAGCACAGCTCTTTGCAATCTTCTTAGAATCAATTACACAAGGTACTTTCTTTAAGTTCAGATTTAAAATCATTTCCACACTTTCTTGTGTTGGACGTGGAACTTTAATCTTCTTATCAATACGACCTTCACGAATAATTGCACTGTCCAACATGTCAGGACGGTTTGTTGTTAATATAACAATTGCAGAGCTTTCATCTAGTCCATCCATTTCAGTTAAGAACTGAGGAACGATAGTCTTATCAACATCACTGCTCTTTCCTGAACCTCTCTTACTTAAGATTGCTTCAGCTTCATCAATGAATATAATTGCAGGACAACCGGTCTTCTTTTTAAATTCTCTTGCTGATGCAAATATGCTTCGAATTCTTTCTTCACTTGCTCCAACGTACATGTTTAAAATCTCTGGCCCTTTGATATAAATAAATCCAGATTCCTTAGTGTTGTATAACTCGGCAACAGATGTAGCAACGGCTTTACCAATCATGGTTTTTCCATTACCTGGAGGTCCCCATAATAAAATACCTTTGGTAGGTTTTCTTCCATACAAAGAATATAATTCTGCATACTTAATTGGATTCTCGATAGCTTCAGTCATTTGTTGTTTAACATCTTCTAATCCGCCAATATCATTCCATGAAACTCCGGTCACTGCACTAAATGTGTATTGTCCATGTTGTTTACCAAGATTCTTTACAATGATTGTTCCTGTTTCATCGAGAATAACACGACATCCTTTTTCAAGCATTTGATCTTTGTCTTTAGCATCAGAGAATAATCCAGTTAAAACAATGCGTGGAGTTCCATTTGCATCTATTTCTGCAGTGTTCTTATCAAAGATTTCTTTAATGACAACAGTCATACCAAAACTTACAGGCTCTGCTTTCTCAATAATACCTACACCTGCTTTTGTTGTTGTACATTTTACTGTATCACCAACTTTAAGCTTTAACTTTTCGTTATAAAGAACTTCTATCTTCTGGCCATTGTGCATAATAACACAAGATGGTTCAGTAGTCTTCTCTGATGGAAGATAATTTGATTCATCTGGTTTATCTACAATGGTTACTCTTTTTCCAAATCCAATTACAAGTCCAAATGAGAACGATTGTCCTAAAATGTTTCTTAAATACTCTTGTTGATTTGCAATAATTTCTTTTGCTTTTTCTAAAATTTCTGATTCTTTTGCCATGGTTGTTTTTTCTTATATGTTACTATTTACTTTTTTATTTTCCTAATACTCTTAAAATTTCTAGGATATTTGAAACTGCTTCTGAAGCTGATTTGACATCCTTGTCTTGAAACCAAGCTTCTTTTTCATCTTCATCTCCTCTTCCACCTATTGCACCTGATATAATTGTTTTTGGTCCTTTTACTTTTACAGTTTTATCATCACCACATTCTACTGTTATAATTCCTTTTTTCGATTTGATCGAGTAAAGAATACCAGTCGGATTTGTTTGAACATCTATTTGCATTTTTTTATCTATTGTTTAATGCAAATATACTAATTTTCGGAAACACTTGTAAAAATAATTTTTGGTCCAAATGTATTGGTACCATTACATTCTCTTTTCGAGAGCCATTTCTTTTAACTTAACTTCTATGATAGGTTCTCCTATCAGATCAATCTCTTTAATTAAGGTATCGAATTCTTCTCTGCTGATAGTTTTAGCCTTTTCTATGCGATCTATTAGAACTGTAGCTTTCTTATGTCCCATTGACTTCTCTGCTTCAGATTTTTGGTGATCTGGATTCTCCAATACTTTATATCTGATGTCATGGATGTTTGCCATGAATGTTTTAATAGGGCATGGAACAACTTCACCTTGTTCAGTTAAAACACGAACACATTCTCCAACCATATCCATTATAATATTCTGGTTTGCAGTAACTATTCTAAACTCCTCTTTTGATTTACTTGCAACAATCATGGAAATAAGAGACTTGAGTTGTGGAACTGGCAATTCTCTTTCTGGAAAGAGGTAAGTGTTCTTAGTGTAAGGAATCTTCTTTTCAAGTTGTGCATACGTGTGATATGGTGCAACAAGACATTTAATAATCTTTCCTTCGTAGATCATTTCAGATGTAGCTTTCTCCTCGGGAGATAATTCGAAAAAGTTATCTAACTTCATAGTTTATATCAATTACTTCATTTATTTTCTGCATGTTAATACCATCATATTTTTTCTTTCTTTCCGAAAGATCTTCCGTTGGCATTACATACACAGGATAATCATCCCAATCAAATGTATCACACACAGATATAATATGGGTTGCTCCAATCTCTTTTGCATGTTTTTTCCATGCATCTATGTCTTCTCTTGTTGCGGCCATGATAATGATTTTATTTTTCTTATTTCACCTTCTTCAATTTTAATACCAGGACAGAAATGTTTAATTTGGTCTATTACTAATCCAAATGTTGTTCCGTCGCTTGTAACACTTACATCTGGAGTAACAAATGGAACTACAGATTTATTTTCAATTTTAATATCACCTTGTTGAACATACTGAATATGACAATATATTAAATCTTTTTCAAATTCAATTTGTGCAAAACCCAATCCTGTGTTAAAGTGAGATCTTAACTTGTCTAATGATTCATCTTCACCTTCATAGGTTAATGTATAATGCACTTCAATTAGTTCTGCTAAAACTTTATAAGACTGAAACAAATCCGCATGTTGCATGAACTTTGTCATCTTGTCATTCTTGATAGATGCAACTCCTATTATGTCTATTTGTTTTTTCATATTTAATGTATGTTGTAAATAAATCGCTATTGGTATTGTGGCGTCGAACCACCCCTCTGACTAGAAAAACGAACAAAGCGTATCAGCGGAAACCTACCCCTTTCCTATCACAATAGCGATTTAATTTACTCTACCAATCCCCACTTGCACCTCCACCACTTGAACTACCACCACCAAAATCTGAACTTGATGATGACGAACTTGAACTTGATGATCTATAATCATCATCATCTCTTGATCTTGATGCTGCTAAAGCTGCTGCTGCAATAGATGCAATTCTATCTGCTTCTCTTCTTCTTTCTCTTTCTGCATCATCAATTTCATTTTTTCCTTTTTTGATAACAGTATCTAAATCCGTTATCAATGAATGCAATTCATTATATGCATTAAATGGATTCGCTGGCTCTCTAAACATTTCAGCTTTTGTTTTAACTGAATGGAATTTTGTTTTAGTACTAGAAGAAACATCACTATTTTTTATTATCCTTTGTGCATCATGTATCAAAGAAACAATCTTTCCTCTGTTTGTGGAAACATATTGAACTGCATTTGTTATGATGTCTAATCTACTTACTATTACCGTTAAATGGTCAGATACCTCTTTTGTAATTTTTTGTATATCATTGAAATCTTTTTTCAATGCAGCATAATCATAAAGAGTTTTTGTTGAAGTATCCTTTATTTTTGAAAGTGCTAATTGTGCCTGTTTAAGTTTTTCCAAGAATGTTGTTTCTGGGAATGCAACTTCAACAACATTAATTCCATAATCATTCATAATAGAAGTATAACGTTGTCTTACTTCATTTACTTTACTGCTTAATGGATTAATACTAAAAACATCTATAGAAAGTTTTAAAGCATTGAACTCGGATACTTTAACATACAATGGTCGTATTTTATCAATACTTATTTGTACTGTATTCTTTATTAATATTTTTTCGTCTTCTAAATATTCCACACTCAATACTCTCTTTGAGTAAAGGTCTACAACTTTCTTTGAAGCTGATTCAAAATTAGAAAGATCTGATACTGAAAAAAGCTCTTTGTTTCCATTTGCCCATGCTACTAATCTCTGCAAATCATTTATAGAAGAATTGTTTTCGAAAATAAGCTTGTCCATTTTTTCCTTATAATCTTTCTTTTCTTTTTCAATCTTTCTTTTCTTTAATACTTCATTTCGTATAAGAAGGAAAAGAACAATACCGGCTCCTGTTATAATACCAAACCACATTAAAAAACTTATCATTGAATCGTGGTCATCTTGTGCTTGTTGTATAATTGCTGCTTCCTGTTTCTTTTTAAGTTCAGCTCTTTGTTCCCATGAGATAGGACCAAGCTTTGTAATAAATTCATCTAACAAAGAATTGAAACCTGCATAGAAATTATTCTTCTTAAAATTAGGAACTAATAAATCTTGACCTTTAATTTTAGCATAACCATCTGTTATGTATTCTTCTAAACCTGTTCCAACTTCGATTCTCCATTTATGATCTGTATACGACATAAGAATCATTATTCCATTATTCAATTCTTTTTTACCTACTCCCCATTTTCTAAATAGTTCGTTTGTGTAGCTATCAACATCAGAACCATCTAAAGTTTTTACTGTAACAATAGTCATCTCAATGGAAGACTTCTCTTTAAACTCTCTAATTTTTATATCAAGCATCTGTTCACTTGGATCATCAATAAGACCGGCGAAATCATTTACATAAGATGTTGTGTTTCTCTCTGGAAACTTCTGGGCGTTTGTACCTATGAATGCAAAAGCAAAAAGTACTACTAGAATCTTTTTCATTTTTATTAGTTAAATTTTACAATTAAATCTTTATCGTGTTCAATGTTTACGAGTATCTTAGCATTATCTTTATTCGATTTCAACATAACTAAAAAGTTTCCATTTCTGAAAACTCTTTCGACTATCTTTATAAATGAATAAGAATCACCATGGTTAGATACATGTTTTTTTCCATAGTTACTTTTAGCTTCAATTATTATATTATTCATTTTCTTCGGTTTCTTCGGGTGTTGGTTCAGGATTCTCAGCAGCAAATACTTCTAATGCTTTATCGATTTCCTTATACCATTTGATTATCTTCGAAAGATGATATGACTTAAATTGTGCCTCATCATAATTAGGAACTATTTTATCCATCATCTTGGTCTTGTCTTCTTCAGACATAGTTTCATAAGAATCAAGATCTTCTTTTTTCAAGTCGCCGGCAACACACATAGTCATCATAGACTCAAATATAGTCTCTAACACTATTTCTTTTCCATCTTTCAAAAAGATTCTATAGTTTTTTAATGCTACAATATCTTTCAAGTTTGTTGTAGCAAACATTGATTCATCGTTTAAATTCTGTACACGTGCCATCTTTGCAGCCGGAACATATTTAACAAGCTTCCATAAGCCTGGTTTTCCTTTAACCGTTAATAGGTCTTTAATTTCAAATGATTCCATTATCTTCAAATCTTGATTTATAAAATGAGTTCTTTTTTCCGTTGTCATCAATGATGAAGACTTTATTTTCTTCTTCACTTATTACCTCGTAATCTTTTCCGTGTGTTAATGCTGCATTTGAATTATACAAACATTTTAATTTCACTTTTGCTTCTGTTTTTAGTTCAGCTGTTTTCATTTACTTCTGTTTCTTCTTTTAAGTTTAACTTTGTTTTAACTATATGCCATACTAGAATGTTTACTCTATATGGATTCTTTTTCCAATACGCAAACATAGCCTTCTTGTATTTACATGTACCCAGATATAATGCGGTCTCTTTTTCTGTTTCTAACTCTTTGAATTGTGATTTGATTGTATCCATTACATTGGCATAAGCTTCGAGACATTCTTTCTCTTTACCTTTTCCCCAAGTAGGAACATCCATCATTCGTTTTTCAATAGTGTTTGGATCTATAACCGTATAAATTGTAGAATACATGGAAGAATACATTGCAAAAACTTCTGTGTCTTTGAATTTAACTTTCCTATAGCTTTTTGAATTTGAAATAGTATGCACCATTACAGCACCTTCTCTAACCTGATTTAGGAAATTTCCATATTCAGGAAGTGTCATGCTTAATGAATACCTTTCTTGCATCCTTTTGATTACATGATTAGCATGATCAAGGTCCCAATTAAATTGTTTGCCTTGCCTCTTTGCTTCAAATTCTTTCATGAACATGGAACCTTTCTTTGTGTTACAAGTCATGCACATTGGTTGGAGATTTTCTAAATCATCTGAACCACCATTTGATTTTGCTTTAATATGGTCTTTAGTTAACATAACCTCACGACCAAACTTATCTTTTCCATAAAGATTAAAATGCCAATTGTTGTATTTGCTTCGTCCTTTTCCAGGAGTCTTTTCAAGAGCAAAGTATTCACCCTTTACTTCGCATGTACGGCAATCAGTTCCTTTATGCTTAAATACTTTATAGCCCAATAGGCCAGACATTGCGTCTAATCCATCGAAGTCCTTCTTATTGTTTTCCGTATCTTCGTGTATAGAAGTATCAGCCCAATCAAAGACATCGTGTAATGGATATATTCCTTTGCGTATCAAACCTTAGTGTTTTATTGGATTTACTTAATATCGAAATTCATGTCAGGAGAATTTTGTGCACCTGAATTAGCTTGGAAATAATCTTTACGAGAATAACTGAATGCGCTAGCCCAAAGATTCTTTGGAAACACTTTGATGTATCTGTTGTAGTTTTCGACAACTTGATTAAAATCTTTTCTTGAAACTGTTATCCTATTTTCTGTACCTGCTATTTCACTTTGAAGTGAAATGAATTGTTGGTCTGCTTTTAAATCAGGATATTTTTCTATAACTACCATCAATCGAGATAATGAACTTGATAATTGTGTTTGTGCTGCATCGAATTGCTTCATGCTTTCTGCATTCAAATTAGAAGGATCGATAGTTACCTTTGTTGCATTTGCTCTTGCATTGATAACGTCGGTTAATGTTGACTTCTCGAAATTTGCATAAGCTGAAACTGCTTTAACTAATTTAGGAATTAAATCCATTCTTCGTTGATACTGTGCTTGAACATCTCCCCAAGTACGTTCAACTGTTTCTTCCTTTGTTGCCATGTTATTAAAGCTTGAACAGCCATTCATAAAGATTAACATGCCTATGAATCCGAAGATTCCAATTTTAATGTAATTTTTCATTTGTTCTTGTTTTAGTTTACTGATATGAATTGTAAAAATACCAAAAAGGATCCAAAAAGAAAAATTATTTCTTAAATCTTTTGAATCTGTTTAGAATGGTAAGGCTTTTAGATAGAGAGATTGCAGTGATAATGAGTAAGATACCAATAGAAAAGAATATCTTTGAAGCAGTCATCATTTCTAGCATCCAGAATACATTCATTAAAAGCCAGGCATTAACTGCCATTGATACTGTGATGTTTGGTGCATCCAACTTTTCAAATGCTGAAAAAATACCAAATAGAACAGTTGGAATAATTAAGATCTTAGCAAATCCAACATGACCGAACATCCATAATGAATCCATCGAAAACCATAAGATGGAATTGATAGCTTCTATTATGATAAAATTTTTACTTCGGTTGTTCATAACGGTCTTTTGCTCTTGGAGAAACACATTTTTCGAAAAACGGATTCATCCTATTCTCGAGATTACGCAGAAATATCGAGAGAGCTTTCAATTTCAATCTTAGTTTCTTCATTGTTTTTCTTTTTTAATAATGGTTTCATTAATTTTTTGTTAGCTTCTTCATTATGTTTAACCACATTTAATGGAGAATTCTTCTGCCATATACCCGGACTAACTTCTGTACATTTATCACGCTTCACCCAAATGGTCGTCTTAGCATCTAACTTAACTGGAACCTTATCTTCTTTTGCTAATTGGATATTTGATTCTCTCATGTTCTTAGGTCTTGCTGCTTTGATCGCTTCAAACTTCCTTTCCATTTCATCTGCCTCTTGTTTCTTCTTCATTGCAATAGCATACTTTGCTGCTTTTTTAAATGCTATTGCTATTTTTTCATCTTCAGTTGCATCCAATATAGCTTCCTTCTTTGCTTTTGCTTCTTCTCGTAATTTACGATTTGCGTCCAATATAGCTTCCTTCTTTGATTTTACTTCTGTACGTGTTTTACGAGCATCTCTGTTTTTAATATGAGCATAATAATTTCTTTTATAAATCAATATAAGGTCATCAAAATTTCCAATATCATCTTTATAAACTAACATCTTCTTCTTTGCAGAAAACTTTCCATTGTTTAAAATCCATTTATCCCTGTGCCAACGTCTTTTTCCAATGTTAACACCATCACAGGTTTCAATCATACATGTAGCTAAACTAAGTTTTGCTGGATCTGCTTTTCCTCTTAAACCCCAAACCTTCTTTCTCTCTTCTGCAGATCTAATGATGTTAAGTTCATTCATTTTCTTTCTAAGAGTTGCAGGATGCAATCCAAGCTTTGCTGCAAGGGCTGGATTTGTAGTGTTAAGATAATTATCTTTGATGTATTGTATGTTCTCATCAGATAATTCCACCATAAAACAAGTCTTACGTTTGCTACATAATAATGCTGTAATTTCTTCTGGGGTTCTTCTAAGACCAAATTCTTTCATTCTTTCATAGACCAATGATTCTTTAATTCCAATTGCTTCCGCGAGCAATCGGTTATTCATAGTCTTGTAATTCTCAGTGAGAAATTGTTTTTGTTTCCCACTGAGTTGTATCTTTACAAATTTAGCCATAAAATTATTATTTTACTGTTGCTGTTTTTACTTTTGATGTTGCTGTAGGCAATGCTTTTGCTGCAGCTTCGATGTCCTTAATAGATTGTAATGAATCACAAGTTGTTTTATCATCTCTAAATGAAGACAAATCACCTTTAGCAAGTCTTGGATGTAACAATGAATAGTTTCCAGTAGAATCATTTGATAATCCACTGCATGTTACTTCTAAAATAGTTCCTAATAATTTAGATTGATTTGCAGTAACATGTTTCATAACAGATTCTTTCATTCCACAAGGACTTGTTTTTACTAAACCATCTGAAGACTCAACATCAATAGATGAAATAAGTTGTGCATTCTTTCCTGTACCATAATTAAAACCAGTTATGCGCATATCAACATGCATTTCTAATTTCATCTTCACTTGCCATTTTGGTTTATTATCTTCCCAAGTTCCCATAGAAGCTTTAAGAATAGTTCCCTCTTGACCTTCATTTAAGTTTTCTTGGAAATGTACCAATGCTTGTTCAAAGCTATAAACCTTTTTTGTTTTAATGAATGAAACCATTGTAGGATTAGCTGGTTTTAAAATCTTACTAAGATTAACTAACCTGTCATGGTAAGGAGTATTTGATACACATGCAAAATATTCATCCACTTTAATAGTGTCCCAAACAGTAAAACGAATTGAGTCCAATGCTTTTTGATAACCCATTTTCTTTTTCTTTTCAAATTCTCTTATTTCAGATACAACATCTTCACCAAGATTCTTTTTAGATCCAATGCTTACCAATGATGCAATAATTCCATTACTGTCATATCTTGAAACACCATCCATTGTAAGTTCACCATTAAGAACACAATCAGCAAATGTTGCAAGTTCTTTTAAGAATTTTGCACCACCAACATAAGTTGGATTACCTTCGCGGCTCTCTAATAATACTTCACCATCACGAACAATTGCATTGCAATATCTTCCGTCCATTTTAATTTGGCTATAAGCATAACCAGCATTTTTTGGATCAGCAAAAATTGCCTGAGCAGTTTCTTTCTTATAAGGTACTGCTCCCATATAAGGAGTATTCTCTATAAGAGACATAAAGATTTTATTAATGTTGGTTGTTCCCATGCCAAGCTTGCAATCTTTCTCTATAATCCTTTCAATGATATGAGCATCATTCGGAGATACAGAAGCAAGTATATTTGCGAGATGATCAATTCCAGATTGGCCAGATACTTTTCTATCGCTTAAATCAATAAGCATTTCGATTGCATCTTTTAAAGGAATGTTTTTTCCGTTTGTAGTATAAGCTGGTATTTGCTTAATATAGAATTTTATTCTTTTTGAATTAGCAAGATATAATACTCTTTCTAATACAACACTATGCGGTCCAGCTTTATGAACTGCAAGTATTTCCATTTTCCTGTTTGTTCCTGGCTCATTTGAGATTTCTTCGAAGATTGATTTTATCATGGTTGTTTTATTTTAATTGTTACTGATAGATTTATTTTTATTTACGCTAATATAATTAATTAATTTGAATTATTCACAGTCACATCCTGCTTCAGGTCCAAAGTATTTTTCAAGTGTTGGCCATTCATCGAAATTAGCAAAACGACATCCGAAGCAAGTATATTCGGTTTCATCTACTTGAGCCCAACCAATATCAATACAACGCAACACCATATCTTTACCTGTGAATGAGTGATTTTTAATTATGATAACATCACCTACAGAAGTGGAACGCAGATTAAAAAAATTAGCCACGATTTTTTCATTTTTTGTTGGCCATTTTATTTCTGTCCAGGATTCATCAATGTTTTGTGTATTTTTAAAAATCCAATCTGGCATAACATCTTTCTTAAAGATCTCTGCTACAAATTCATAATTATCTGGAATGAATTTAGGATGACCACCAATTCCAAATGTAGGTTTCTTTGCATGGAATAAAAATGCAGTTGGATTTTTTATATTCATTTCACCTGCATATTTTAAATTAATTGATTCATCTTTAAGAGGACAGTCATCATGTACTTTGTTATCAATATCTCCACGATCTAATTCCATACCTTTATTAGGTACATTACAAGTGCATTCCCAGTTTTCGTCCATTTTCATAAATGGACACATTGAACAAAACGTTATTTCTATTTTCATGGTTTATGGTTTTAATTTTAAAGTTAATTGTGGAACTATTATATTTTTTGTTTGAGTACATTTCGGAAAATTGCTGCATCCCATAAATACATGATCATGCTTTGAAGTTCTTTGTATCATAACTCCACCGCAAGAACATTTATGAGCTCTAACATGTTTGTATAATTCTCTGCATCTTGCGCGAGTATTAACTAATGCTGAAGCAGTTCTATGAACTCTTTTTTCAAGCTTAAGTATTTTGTTATTCACTGTATCGTATATCATACATCTAATTGCATCAGAACCACTTCCTCTGCTCACCGTTTCATTAATACTTATCGTACTATAGATACGGATTTGAAAGTTGGTATTCTTAATTGCATATACCCAAACACGTTCGAATGTTCCATCTATTTGTACTTCGTTGAAACTCATGGTGTCCATTAGCTCTTTAAATTTGCTGTAGTTTATTTGTACGTATCTGCTCATATTATTTTATTTTAACGTATTTAGATAATCTAATTGACTTGCATACTTCTGGAATATATCCGTTAGGCAATTTTGCTTCTTGTATTGTTTCTTTGATTCCAACTTTTTGTATATCTTCGCCGTTCTCTATGCAAAATAACATTACAGAAAGTAGTTTTTCTTTTTTTAGAGCTTTTTCATAAACGGTTGAAAGCTCCTGTCCTAATTGTTCTAGTGTTCTCATATTTTATTTTGTTAAGTTTAAATCAGAAATTGCTTTAGTAAGGTATGGCATTTTAGTTGTATCAGAAATCCAATCATTAACGTAGATAAGATTTTTCTTTGCACGTGTTCTAGCAACATACATCAAGTTATATTCTTGTTCAATTTGCCATTGTTGCATTGCATAAAAAGCTGGACATAATTGAGCTTCGATAATAAACACATTATCAGCTTCTAATCCTTTTGATTTGTGCATGGTACTTAATACAATACCAGTTGCTTCGTCAGAAAAAATAGTTGTTATTGTATTAATCATCTCTTCAGTAGATTTTGTTCTAGACTCATTAGCGATGGCTCTAAGAGCACCAATCTTATCTGACATGTTAACTACTGTAGAAACTTTTTCAGGATCTTTACCTGGATAAACCACTTTAGTTTTTTCAACTAACTTGTTGTATTCTTTTTCAAGTGAATTGAATAATGCATCATGAGTTTTTGCTTTAGATTTCTTAATCATGTTGATTAAGTTCTTTCCAATATCACCACCTTTAATTGTTGCTTTACGACCTTCAGAAATAAACTTCATACACATTGCAACTAATGGGCGAGTGTTACGACATAAAACGAAATCACCATCTTGTATCTCTTTAAAAGAACCTTCGCGAACACAACCTTCAGAAGCAGTTGGAGAAGGAAGAATATCAGAAACAATTTCTTGAGCATGGGTGATTATTTTAGAACCACAACGATAAGAGAAAGATAAAGGAAGTTCAATAGTATTTGGAAGCAAAGTACGTAAGTTATTAAATGACTCAACGTCTGCTCCAGCAAAACCGTAAATAGATTGGTTAGGATCACCAACTGCAATTAAACGACCACCATTAGAATCAACCAATCTTAAAAGCATCTCATGTTGAGCACGGTTTAAATCTTGACACTCATCAATAAAAACATTTTTGAATTTTCTTAATCTCATGTTCTTATTAGTAGCAGGAACATAAATCATATCGATAAAATCGAAAGTGGTAGTATCTTTTCTGCAAGCAAGTAAAACTTCTTTAGCACGTTCAATTTCACCATTCATTAATTCAATCTCATGCTTTTCGCAAAGCTCTAAAACTTCTTCCATTGATTGCGGTAAAGCAAATCTAAACATATCAACTAATTTACCAACACGACTAATATAAGAAGTAACTTCATCTTCTTCGATATTCCAAGCTGGTATCATTGATTTGATTATCTTATAAACTTTAGACTCATCAACCTTAACTGAATTACCAAATTTGTAAACAAGTTCTTTCATTCCCCAACTGTGTAAAGTTGCAACTTTAACGTGGCTTGGAAGTTTAGGTTCCAATTCGCGAACAATTGATTTGTTGAAAGCAAGAAAAATAGTAAGTTCATTTTGAGGAATTAAATTTGACGCGCGAACAATAGTTGTAGTTTTTCCGCTACCAGCTTTCGCATTGATTAAAAGATTTCTTCTGTGAATGTTTTGAAGTTCAGAAAAAATAGCAGTTTGATAAATTGAATCTTGAAAAATTTTGGTTGGTTGGTTTTCCATGGTTGATTAGTTTTATACAGTAAATTTACTAACTTTATTCCAAACAGAAAAATAATTAGAAAAATAAATGGAAATACAACTTATTGATAATCAACAGGTTACATATAATGTTAATAACGAGAAGAGCCCGATCTATTAAATCGGGCTCTTTTTAATAGAAAATAAACTTAATCTAAAGTTTCACCGCATGATGGACAAAACTTCCAAGATGCTTTTTTTATACGAACTCTGCAACCTGGACAATACTGTCTCAAGTCTTTTACCTCAATTGGTTTTTGAGATTCAGGTAGGAGGTTATACTCTGTTGTTGCAAAATAATATGATTCAAAATCACCATAGTAATTTCCAAATGATTGAGCAGAAACATCTCCCTTTTCAATTCTACCTGTCTCAACAGTTTTAGGTGAAGCAGATAAATCAGCGGTTGAAGTTACTATTGGTTGTGTAGATAAATCAATTGGTCCAGTGTGACAATAATTTGTAGAAGTTCCTACAATATTATTTGAGGATGTTAATGTTGTGCCAGTTGAAAAAGTGTTTACAATTCCAGAACTTGTTCCTGCAATTCCAACACATCCACTAGATCCTGAAATACCACTACCAAAATAAAGTGATGGAGTTCCAATTGTTATTGTTCCAGGAGTTGTGTAATTATAGTAAGGATAAGTAAACGTGTTATACGTATTTACGATTCCTGTTCCACTGTTGAATAATAATCCACTGGTTGGAGCTTTCTCATTAAAGAATTCAATCTTTATTCCACCATTGTTTTTGATTGCTTCTTTTGTCTCTTTGGAATCTTCAACAGTGTACGTTTCGAAAACGAATTTTCTGTTTGTGTCAAGATACCTTTCAAGATAAGATCTTTCACCTGGTTTAAGAATCAAAAGACTATTCGAAATGGGCGAACCATTTATCGAGATCTTTGCTCCTATTGTTTTTGTTGTGGGATTGAAGAGTTCGATTTGAAATTCTTCACCGTCTTTTAAGAAGACGTTTTTGTTGCCGTAGATTTTTAAACGGCTCTTGTTTTTGCTCACTGAGATATAAGCCTCAGGCAAGCGTGCGCTTGTGTAGTTCATGATTTAACTTTGTTATTTTTAATATTCGTGCTAATGTTATTGTTGCCCGGGACAACTCAACAGCCTTTGCAGACTGAACACTAACCCGACGGGTTGTAAATCGTTATATTATATACTTCCATGTGGAAATTGTTTCAACGCAAATATATAGATCAAATAAACTTTCACAAACATGAAACTAGGATGCGGTGTAAACTTGATTAAGGAATCAGAAGGATTCAGAGCTAAGATGTATTATGATGCCAATCATTTACCTACAATAGGTTATGGCACATTAATCGACACCAAAGAAGAAGAGTGGTTAAAAACTGCTACTATCACAGAAGAGCAAGCTGTGGAATTCTTAAGACATGATTGCGAAGTTTTTGAAAGAGCAGTAACAAAAATGGTCCAAGTACCCTTGAACCAAAATCAGTTTGACGCTTTAATATCTTTAGTTTATAATATCGGACCTAACAACTTCCAGAAATCTTCAGTCCTTGGTTCTATCAACAAGAAATCTTCTGTTGAAGAAATAAAAAAGAACTGGGCATTATGGTGCAGAGCTGATGGAAAAGTATTAAAAGGATTAGTAACAAGGAGACAAAAAGAAATTGATCTCTTTTTTAAACCTTAATTACTTATAAGAACACTGTGATACAATCATTCTCTTAGCATCCTCTAAGTCATCAACCTCTTTTAAGATCTTTAAAGCCTTAAGCAATGTTCTAACATTCAATTGAACCTTCTTGTTTGAAGCTGCAACACTTTTAATTGTGTTCATTGCACTTCTCTTTAATGACATAGGTTCTTCTTTTGCAACATTAGGGAGTAATCCCTCAACGTACTTAATCATATCAGGAGGAGATAATGCAACCTCAATAACGAATGCTCTAGATTTAATAGCTGTATCAATACTCTTTTGTGCTTTATTACTGATGAATATAACACGACCGTTGAATTCGAATTTATTTGGAATCTTATTTCCAGTCTGTGGATCAATGATTGGCTTCGCAGAACCCCATGAAATTTCTCTTTCTTCTTCAGAAGAATCAAGAGCACCTTTCAACATGTTCATTGCATTGTCATCTTTGAATATGCTATCACAATCATCATAAATAATAAGCTTTCCATTATTAACAAATAATGAAATGTACATACCTGCTGCAGTAGTTTTACCTTTAATCTTAACCCAATCTTTCTCTTTAACTAATCCTGCTTTCTTGATCTCATCACCTACAACAAATGACTTACCAACACCAGGTCCACCTGTTATTAATAAAGAAGATTGAATTCCTTTTATAACCATCTTTGTGTACTTTCTCAAGTCATCAAATATAGTATCAGGATTTTGATATTCATATTCTGGAATTTCATCATCAATGTCATCCAATTTTTTAATACCAGTTGTCTCTTCGAAATGTGTTGGCTTTACTAATGTGATGGGCTTAGTTGATTCCTTTGGTTTAGCTTCTTTCTTTGCAGGTTTTTCAAGTACTAATTTTTTCTCATCAACAATACTTTCTTTAACACCTGGTTCAGGATTTTTCATCAACTCGGGTAATTTTGCAATTACATCGTCTAAGTTATTATCTTTCAAATATAAAGTTGAAGCAGGTTTAGTTGCATCCGGCTTCCAAAAATCAATACTAAATAATTCACCATTGTTTGTGAAGTTTAAAGTAAATGTATGTCCAGCTTTGTCAGCAAACAAATTTACAGTCTGATCAGGTTCTCCTGGTCTATGTAATTGTTTAAAGTTGGGGATAAAATAAATATCGCCAACTGTGTCTTTTACACGTTTTATTATCGCTGACTGATTGTTCTCTGATTCATACAAAGACTCCCACAGTTTAAATTTTAATAAATCCATTTTACTTTTCGTATTTGTCAAATTGTTTTTCAAGTTCAGCAGAACTTAAATCTTTGTTAAGCAAGTTATTGCTTGCTTTGAATTTATAAAGCTGTGTAGCAAAATCTATAAGACCAAATTCCATAGTTTTAGATGGGACATTCTTATTTAGCTTTGTATAAAAGAAAACAAGCTTACCGTATAAAGCTATCAAATCGTTTTTTAAATGTTTATATGCTTCAGCATCTATCTTAGTTCCCACTGCTTCTTCTATAGTTCCTTTTGCATTCTCAAAATTCTTTTTAACCTGATCAGTAATTACCATTTCTACTTTTTCAGTACTTGGCTTTGATACTTCTGCTGCTTGTGCAATTGCAGTTACAACAGCTTTATCTGTACCTTCAGTTCCAAGTTCTTTCTTTGTAATGTCAGTTACAATCTCAGGATTAGATTTTATATCTTGTTTAATTCCTTTAGAAGAAAGAATAAGTTGATCGATGTAATCAGCCTTAGTCTGTAAATTATCAATTATGAATTTTACTTTCTTAGTGATGTCTTCGATCTCTTTATTTTGTTGTGCTTTATCTCCATGAGACTTTGCGCTTCTAATATCATCTTCTCTTTGATCTTTGATCTTCTTTAATTCCTTTTCAATGAATTTTAAAACATCTTCAAGTCTATCTGACGTAAGTTCTTTTAATTTTCCTTGTACTGAATTTAATGGCTTAGAAATTAAATCTTGAATTTTTATTCCAGCAACACTTAAATCAGATTCTTCTGGTGGAGCTTGATCAAAAAATGAGCCAGATGAAAGAGTACCATATTTAGCTTTAAATTCAGCGTCTTTTTGTTTTGCAATTTTTGCAGCTCTTTGAATTTGAGTATCGAATAAATCATGAATGGTATCATTGTCTGTAGACTTTTTAACTTCATCAAATGATTCTTTTGCAACATCTTCATCTATTGCAGCTTTCTTCATCTCCCAATAATCCTTTAGTCTCTCACTATCTTTAATGATGAGAGTTGCTTGTCTTACCAAAGCATCATTTACATTATTTCTTCTTTCTTCAACCTGAGTTTCTAACTTTTTAAGTCTTTCAAGCTGTTCAGTATATTTCATTTTTTGGACAGGATCTGATTTTGCTTCCTTTGATAAAACTTCTGCTTCAGCAATTCTTCCACGAGTATCTGCCCAATTAGTCCAATAGTCTAATTCGTTATCTTTATACTTGTTAATTATCTTATCAAGCTTTGCAACACCACCACCTAACATACGAGAAAAGAAATTTGTGATTGAAGAAAGAATTCCCTCATCTAAATTTTCAGACTCATTGATTATAGCAATGTGTTCTCCTCTTTCAATAGCACCTATAGAAAGACTTTCAAATAATTTGAATTTATTTATTATCATTTTGTACCTTTTTTAATCTATCTGGTTTTGCTGAAATATAAGCACCACTTGGAATAAGTTTAATTCCTATTCTGTCTGCACCTTTCTTTTTTGCTTCTTCTTGATCTTTTGCAATTGCAGCTTTTTTTACTTTTCCAGCATCATCAGTATATTCAAATTCATCGCCTGCTTTTGCATTAGCTGGATCATTAGCTTTTTTACTTGCTTCAGAATCTTTTTTCTCTTTATTCTTAGCTTTATCAGTTTCAGATTGTTTTTTACTTGCTTCTTTTTTTGATGCTTCATCTTGTATTATTTTAGCAGCAGCATCTTTTTTATCTTTAGCTTCCTTAACAGCAGCTTCTAACTTATCAAGTTGTTCTTCACTTGCATTATCTTCAGCATCTTTTAATTGCTTGTTAGCAACATCTTCTTGTATTTGTGCTAATTGTAAATCAATATAATTCTTTACAATATCACTTTTATCTTTTGATACAATACCTAGTTTTGTTTTGATTGCGTCAAGTTTACTTTTACTTGCTGCTTCAATTGCTTCAATTGCTTTTTCAGATCTTGTAATCTGCTCTTTATTTCTTGGACTTTCCTTATCATCTAAAGAAGCCTTAAATATTTTATCTCTTTCTTTTGCAGTCTTATCGGAGATAGCTAATTTAGTGTCCTTATATTCTTTTAATATAGCATCAACTTTCTTAAGTACTGAACCTGGAACTGCTTTTAAAATCTTTTCTTTAAGACCTTTAAATAATCCACCAAAGATGTCTCCAAGAAGACCTTCGTTAATAGTTTCAATATCTTCACGAGTTAAATTATTCTCTAACAATACAGCATCGCTAATTGATTCAGGAGAATTTTCTAATAAAGTAGTAGCTGCTTCGAACTGTTTGAATGTCAATTTCATTTTATTTAATATTATATTTTGCAATTAAGTCTTTAATCTCTTTTGTATTGTCATGATACTTAGAATAAAATCCAATCATGCTTCTTAATATATCGAGATTCTTGTTTTTGAATTCATCACTCTTACATTGCTTGTCAAAATCTTTTATCACAGTTAATAAAGTCTCTGGATATAAATTCAACAATACAACTTTAGCAGTAACTCCTTCAAGACCTTTCTCTTCGTAGTTTTCCGCTTCTGCATTTGCGTATTCATTTAAGGGCTTAATGAATTTCATATTATGCACCTTTCTTTTTAATGAAGCCTGCTTTTAAACGTTGTAAATTTCTTTCCAAACGTGAAGCATTATCTATCATACCTGTTTTTGCACCAGGTGTTTCTTTCTTTTTCAAAGCACCAATCATATTATCAATATTGCTTTTCATGTTATTGATTGCATCCATTGATTCACGATCTAAATTGTCATAAGACAATTTTAATGCGATTATCTCGTCACTCATTTCATTTAAGAGCTGATGTACGTCGATAAGAGTTTTTTGTATTTTAGAAACCTTTTTT